TAAAAAGCATTATAAATCAGTATTATCCTGATATTCGTAAAATGCTTAATACTATTCAATTATCAATTCAAGGTGATGAGGTAGTAATAGATAAATCAATACTTGTATCATCTAATTATATGACTCAAGTACTAAAAGAATTATCTAAGGCAAAACCAAACTGGAGAGAAATTAGACAAATTATTGCAAATGCTAACGTTCAAGATTTTGAGGAGCTTTATCGTTATCTTTATGATAATGCTTCTGTATACGCAAATGAAAATGAGGGAATGGTTGCTATTTACATCAACGAGTATAGCTATCAGTCTAATTTCCGTATTGATAAAGAAATTAATGCAATGGCGCTCATTGCAAAATTAATTGAGCTAAAATGAATTTAGTTGGTAAAGATGGTCCTATTAAAGTAACTTTTTTAGACTCTAGTACATTAGAATCTATGGTTGCTCATAAATCTTATCTGGACCAGAAACTTACTTATACTAACGATGGTCGTCTTTTAGATGAAAAAGGTCAAGCTGTAATGATGGGTTGGGAAGAACCTATTATGAAAGAACAAGCTAAAACTATTACATTTTCTAAAGGAGATATTTTAAATGTAGGATTTGGGATGGGTATTATAGATTTCTATATTCAAAAGCGATTCCCTAGAACTCATTGGATTATAGAATGCCACCCAGATGTTCAAAAGAAAATGATTAGAGATGGTTGGTTAAAAGTACCTCATATTAGATGTATTTTTGCTAAATGGCAAGATGTAATTAATTATTTACCTAAATTTGATGGTATTTATTGGGATACTTGGGAAGAACCACCTGGAGATTTTTTTAGAGCTTTACCTAAAATTTTAAGAAAAGAAGGAGTATTTACATTTTTTAATAATCCTAGTAAACAAGATATTAAAAAAGGATATAAAATGAATTCTTCAAATTATAATATCCTTAAAGATTTTATGAATATTGAATTTTCATCATTTCCCATTCCAAATATTCCTTCAAAAGAAGAACAAGGTAGAGAATATTGGGATCCCTCAAATACAACTTATTACAATCCTATTTGTACTTTAAAATGAAACATTTCTTAAAATTTCTTTTAATTTGGATAAGCCAGAATTTGGCCATACCGTTCTGGATGATAGGCCACGTTCATTTAATGACAACAATTTATCAAGACATACATGAGATTTTAGCCAGCTTAAGTATGAATATTTTAGTATTAATTGGCTTTATTTTAGATTATAAACAAACAAAAACAAATAAATAAACAATTATGGATCAACAACAACAAATGAATCTCAACATTGATTTGAAAAGTACACAAGGAATCGAAACCCCAGAGGGCAACAAAGTATTTCAACAAGGCGTATTGCTTCGTAAAGTATCTAAATTTGTAGTAGGTGCTGAAGAAGATGCTGTTATGCCTATTCCTGTATTTTACGACCCTCAAACTGGTAAAATCTTAGAAAGTACTATTCCTTTGGAATTGAGAGAAGAGTATAAAAATGATACTATTTAATGTCTCAAATTGAGGTAAAAAATATTTTTGGATGGTTGGATGAGATAACTGTAAAGAAATCTCATCCCGATTCTTTCTCGGAAAAATCATGGGATAATTGGAATTCTTACATGATACACAGATATGTATCGATGTATATAGATTACATAGATGTTGTAAATTATGTACAAAAGATTAGTCCACAAAACAAAAAACAAATTTATACCATTTACCGAGAAATGATCCCAAAGAAAAAACTATGGCTTAAGTACATTAAGAACGAAAACAAAAGAAATTATCAAGAATTAGCAGAATATATTGCTGAACACCTTTCATGTAGTTTAGGTGAAGCTGATCACTATATTGATATTTTACGAGCAGAAGGTGTACGTCATATTCTTTGGAACATGGGAGTGAATGAAGAAGAAGCAGATAAATTAATTAAAAAAGCAAAGTTATGAGCCGATTAAAAGACATGCTCTATACATCAGCAATGGCTGATAAAGCAAAAGCACTACTAACTTTAGATCTTCTAGAAAATAACCCAGCAGGTATTGGAGATCATTCAACAGAAGATTTTTATAAAAATGCTGAAGAAGCACTTGCTATGTTAGCTGATGCTGATGATCGTTTAGAAGCAATTGATAGGTATTTAGCAAAAAAACAAGTTGTCTAATGCATCACGAAATACTACATTTTGTTTATGAGACTGAAATATTATTTCCTGAGTTCTTTAATAATGCTAGAGTACTAGAAATTGGATCAGCTAAAATTGGTGATCAACCCACAGTAAGATGTCGTTTTCAGAATTGTGATTATGTTGGAGTTGATATCTGGGAAAACCCATGTGTAGATGTTATTTCAAAAGGACATGAATATGATTCTGATCAATTATTTGATACTGTAATTAGTTGTGAATGTTTTGAACATGATATGTTTTATGATCTTACAGTAACTAATATGATTCGACTTCTTCGTCCTGGAGGGTTATTATTATTTACTTGTGCTTCTACAGGAAGACCTGAACATGGTACTCGTTCTACAGATATAGATTCTTCTCCCGAAACAGCTAAAAGAGAAGGATGGATGGATTACTATAGAAATCTTACTCAATTTGATTTTCAAAAAATCCCAGCATTTAGTAATATGTGGGGGAATTATTGGGTGTCTAATGAAGGTACTCAAGATTTATATTATAGAGGTTGGAAAAAAATAATAAATTAAAAAACATAAAGTTATGGGAAGTATTACATCTAAAATATCAGATATGTTAAAAGATGAAGACCAAGTTCCTTATGAGGTAAATGGTTCTCACAGAACTATTCAAGATTTTGAAAGATTATATCCTGAATTAGCAGAAGAATTTAAAGCAACTCAACAAGAACAGTATAAGTTATTTGCCGCTAAGATGATGGATTATGGTTTGTCTAATATTTCATTAGGTTCAGATTTATCTACTAGAGAAGATAGAGACCTTTCACTCACAGGAATTTGGCTTCGTTGTAATGATAAAATCAATCGTTTAAAAAATATGCTTAAGCGTAATGGAAAAAATTATGTTCAAGGTGAGGCAATGATTGATAGTTTTATTGATATCTCTAACTATGGCATTATTGCTATGTTAGTATTAAGAGGTAAATGGAAATAGTTGTAAGCATTTTATGTCCTACTAGAAAAAGAGTTCCTCAATTAAAAAAGTATTTAGATTCTATAATTAATACAGTTTATAATTTCTCTAATGTAGAAGTTTTATTAGCTGTAGATAATGATGATGTAGATACTTTTTTAGCTCTTAAAGAATATCAATCTTATCCTAATATTAAATATTGGAATTTTGAAAGACAGGGGTATCAAGGAATTTATAATTATTCTAATTTTTTAGCATCAATAGCACAAGGTGAATTTTTACATTTTGGGTGTGATGATAATGAATATTTATCTTATAATTGGGATCTAATTGTTAAAGAATATTCTAAAAAATTTGCTATAATTAATCCTTTTACCCCAAGTCATTCTCATTATTGTAGGCAAGATTTTAATGGGTTATTATTTCCTTTTGTACCTAAAAAATGGGTTGAAGTTACTGGTAGATTAGGTAATAATACTGCTTTAGATAGTTGGATACAAGACGTGGCTATTGAATCAGGTGTTCGTATATTGAACGAAGATAAAATTATAATTGAATCTTATAGATATGAAGAAACTGGGCTTAATCCTAATGATTTAACTTATTTAGAGTCTAAAAAAGCATCTCATGAAGTAGTAAGACCTGATTATTTTAGTGAAGCCCAATATCAAGAACGTTCTAAAGATGTTCAAGCAATAACAAAATATTTAAATAGTTTTGGCTAAAAAGAAAAAAATACCCCAAATTGTAAAAGAAATAAGAGCATATCAACCTCTTGAGATTAATTATGCTTACCAAAAGAATGTTTCTTACTCACAGTTTTCAATGTATAGAGGTTGTCCTAAAAAATGGTCAATTCAATATAAAGATGGAGTCAAAGTATTTACTTCTACAATCCATACAGTATTTGGAACAGCATTACATGAAGTGCTCCAACATTATTTAGATGTAATGTATGAACAGAGTGCGGCAGCAGCAGATAGAGAAAATCTTGTAGAAATGTTTGAAGATGCTCTAAGAGAAGAATACAAAGTTCAATACAAGAAAAATGGGAACCAACATTTTAGCTCAGCTGAAGAATTAAGAGAATTCTTTGAAGATGGAGTAGAAATTATAAGAACATTCGCTAAAAAACGAAATCAGTATTTTAGCAAACGAGGATGGTATTTGGTGGGGTGTGAGGTGCCTGTTGTGGTAACGCCTAATAAACGCTATAATAACGTTATATACCAAGGTTATTTGGACGTTGTAATGTACAATGAAAATACTAATAAGTTTAAAATTATTGATATTAAAACATCTACTAGAGGTTGGGATGATAAAACTAAAAAAGATGAAGATAAACAATTCCAATTAATTCTTTATAAACAATTTTTCTCAGAACAATTTGGAATCCCAGTAGAAAATATTGATATTGAATTCTTTATAGTAAAACGTAAAGTTTATGATCATCCTGATTTTGTGATTCCTAGAATCCAAACATTTACTCCAGCATCAGGTAAAGTAAAACTTAACAAAGCAACTAAGGCATTAAATGAATTTATAGAAGAAGTATTTAATAAAGATGGTTATAAAGAAAAAGAACATGAACCCAATCCTTCAAAATGGAATTGTACTTTTTGCCCATTTAAGGAAAACCCCGAACTATGTAATGCTTCCTTTTGAAGCATATACGTATAATTGTATATAATAAAAATTAAGATTATGGCAAACAAAGACATGACATTGACAAGTGTAAAAATCCAGAGTGATTTGTTTGAGAACTTCAAAATTGAATGTGTTAAACGTAAGTTTTCTTTTCAAAAGCTTGCTGACCGTGCAATTTATTTGTATCTTACAGATGAAGATTTTAGAAAACAAATTACAAATCACACAAATCTAGAATTAGAAGAAAAGTAAAATTACATGAAAGAAGGTTACATTAAGCACGGAGATAGAAAAAAAATTCTACTCCTGACGGATGACATTAGAGTTCATTCTGGGGTTGCTCAAATTGGTCGTGAAATGGTTATTAATACCTCACACCGTTATAATTGGGTTCAAATTGCTGGAGCTATCAACCACCCTGAAAAAGGTAAAAGAATTGATATTTCAGCAGATACTAATCAAAAAGCAGGTATTACTGATTCTTCAGTAATATTATACCCTACAGATGGTTATGGTACTCCTGAGTTAGTAAGACAAATTGTTAAACAAGAAAAAATTGATGCTATTTTTCTTATCACTGACCCAAGATATTTTACTTGGTTATTCCAGATTGAAAATGAAATACGTAGACAAGTTCCTATTGCTTATTTAAACATTTGGGATGATTACCCCGCTCCAATGTATAATAAAGAGTTTTATGAATCTTGTGATGCTTTGTTTGGTATTTCTAAACAAACTGTAAATATTAACAGAATTGTGTTGGGGGATAAAGCTAAAAGTAGAATTACTAAATACGTCCCTCACGGATTAAATGATAAGAATTTTAGAATCTTAAAACAAGGAGATCCTGAAGTACAAGAATTTAGAAATTATCTTACTAGAGGTAAAGAATATGATTTTATTCTTTTATTTAATTCTAGAAACATTAGACGTAAATCAATTCCAGATACTCTTTTAGCTTGGAAATTATTTATTGATCAACTTCCAAAAGAAAAAGCAGATAAGTGTTTATTTGTTTTACACACAGAAGCTGTAAGCGATGCTGGAACTGATCTACCAGCCGTAATTGAATATCTGTTTCCTGATAATGATACTAATGTTGTCCTATCAACAGATAAATTACCTACTGAAAAGATGAATTTGTTGTATAATTGTGTTGATGGTGCTATTTTACTTTCATCTGCTGAGGGTTGGGGTTTATCACTTACAGAAGCACTATTAACTGGTACTCCCATTATTGCTAACGTAACAGGTGGTATGCAAGATCAAATGCGTTTTGAAGATGAAAATGGCAGTTGGATCGATTTTGATGCTGATTTCCCTTCTAACCATAGAGGTACTTATAAAAAGCATGGTGAATGGGCTTTGCCTGTTTATCCTACTAGTTTATCTATTGTAGGTTCACCCCTTACTCCTTATATTTTTGATGATAGATGTAGTGCTGAAGATGCTACTAATCGTATAATGGAGTTGTATAATATGAGTTCTGAAGAAAGAAAAAATCGTGGATCAAAAGGTAGAGAATGGGGTGCTGGAGATGAAGCAGGTTTTACATCAGAAAAAATGTCTCAACGTATTATCGAAGGGATGGATGAGTTATTTTCAACTTGGCAACCAAGAGAGAAGTTTGAGTTTTTAAAAGACACTGATTTTGAACCAAGAGTTTTAAAACATAAATTAATTTATTAATGAAAAATACATTTTACGTAAGTTGTCCTATAGACACATATTCAGGTTATGGTGCTCGATCTCGAGATTTTGTTAAAGCTCTTATTGAATTAGATCAGTATGATGTAAGAATTGTACCTCAAAGGTGGGGATCTACTCCTATGAATTTTATTGATGATCACTTTAAAACTTGGGGATTCTTAAAAGAATACTTTTCATCTCCTCAAATGATTGAACAACCTGACATTTGGTGTCAAATTACAGTTCCAAATGAATTCCAACCTATTGGGAAATATAATATTGGTTTAACAGCTGGTATTGAGACTACAGCTTGTATTCACTCATGGATTGAAGGTTGTAATAGAATGAATTTAATTCTTACTTCATCAAATCATTCAAAGAAAGTATTTGAAACTACTTCATATTCAGCTGAAAAAGATGGTCAAAAGATTGAAATTAAATTAAACGTCCCTATTGAAGTTATTACAGAAGGAGCTAATTTAGATGTTTATAAACCTTTAGATACTCCTATGAAAAACAATGACTTACATCAAGCATTAAAAGAAATTCCTGAATCATTTGCTTATTTATTTGTAGGTCATTGGATGCAGGGAGACTTAGGCCAAGACAGAAAAAATGTTGGTTTATTGATTAAAGCATTCTATGAACTGTTTAAAAATAAAACTAAAAAACCTGCATTAATCCTAAAAACAAGTGGAGCTGGGTCTTCTTATATGGATAGAAGAGAAATTCAACGTAAGATTACTTCTATTAGAAAAAGTGTCCCCTCAGATAATTTACCTAATGTATATCTTCTCCACGGAGAGTTTACTGATGAGGAAATGAATGAGTTATACAATCACTCAAAAGTAAAAGCAATGGTTAGTTTAACTAAAGGAGAAGGATTTGGAAGACCATTACTCGAATTTAGTTTAACTAACAAACCTGTTATTACTACAGGTTGGTCCGGCCA